GCAAGTTATCCCAAGCAATATGACAAAATTGTAGTCGAAACATATAATGATTATCTAAACGCACTTGAGTACACTAAAACCGATATGTTCTGGGCTACAACACATAATATTGAAATTAAAAATGAATTTGATTTTAATTTATACTTTAGCCATCATAATCAATATGATAGAACTATCAACCATACTTTTGCACACAAAGTCAATAACGAAGTTCATCATAATGGGCTATTCTTATTGACAAAGCATGCCGTTCTCACACAGAAAGAAATTGAACACAGACTAATTGCACAACGTAAAGAATGGAATACAGTTGCTAGTGGTCCTGTACAGTATGATAAATTCAAGATTAAAACTTATGAAGATTATCAATATGCATTAGAAAAATCAAAAACAGAAATGTTCTGGATTATACCAAAAGACGTTGTGGTAGAAAAAGATTTTAACTTTGACTTATATTTTACACACAATCAATATTTTGAAAGAAATACAAATCACAGTTTTAAAAATGGTACTGCATGGGACGGAATCAGTCTTGTAAGTAAAAATAGTTTGATTACTGAAAAAGAAATTGACATGCGGTTCCTTGCTGATAAAAAGCAATATAATACAGTGGCTAGTATGCCTAAATTGTATGATATTGTGTTTATTAGTTATAACGAATTAGATGCTGATAAAAATTACAATAATCTTTTGCAACGGTATCCACAGGCAAAACGTGTACATGGCGTAAAAGGCATTCACAATGCACACATTGAAGCAGCCAAGTTGTGTGATACAGAAATGTTCTTTGTTGTAGATGCAGATGCTGAAATAATTGACAATTTTGACTTTGATTATTATGTTCCACACTATGATCCTACTGGTAAGCAAAGTGTACATGTGTGGAAAAGTCAAAACCCTATAAATGGACTTATTTACGGATACGGAGGTGTAAAACTACTTCCAACACAAATGACCATTGATATGGACACAAGCATGCCTGATATGACTACCAGTATCAGCAAATACTTTAAACCAGTGAACAGAATATCAAATATAACTAAATTTAACACAGATGAATTTAGTACATGGCGTAGTGCATTTAGAGAGTGTGTAAAATTATCCAGTCGTACAATTAAAGGACAATTGGATGAGGAAACTGAATTTAGATTAAATGCTTGGTGTACCAGAGGCAAAGATAAACCCTTTGGCGATGCGGCGATTAGCGGTGCTATTCATGGCAAAAAATACGGTGAATATGCGGCGAATAATCTTGAAGCATTAAATAAAATCAACGACTTTGAATGGCTTGAACAACAATTCAAGCAGCATTTTTTGTAATTTCAAATATAGTTTCAAATTTTTGTTGATTTGTTTTACTATTTAACGTTGCAAGTAATCCTCTATGCAAAGGCTTTGGCCATTTGTTGTAATCTACCCAAGCGTATCCATTATGTTCTTCATTTAACACAGGAATAAATTCTTTTTCAATTATACATAGATAAGTATGATAAGAAAAATGTCTATCGTCGCTTACAAAAGTTTCAAGCGGAATAGTTTTTTGTATCAATGGCAGCTTGCCAATTTCTTCGACAATTTCTCTTTTTAAACCTTCCCAAGGTGTTTCGGTTTCTGTATTTGTTCCACCAACAAGTCCCCAAACATTGTTTTGTTTGCTTTGAGCACGATGTAAAAACAAAAAACGTTTTGTATCTAAAGTGTAAAATATTGCGCCGCTACATATAACATTCTTCATACAATTAATTATGCATCAAGATAAATTTCCCATGACCCAACTGGATATTCGCCTTCAAACGCTTGTAACCATTCTGAGCCAGTCCATTTATATATAATGCCTGTGCGCAAGTTTTTTTGATTAAATGTGTCAGGACTATTATCTGTAGCACTTGCATCATGCACTACTTCCCAAGCAGTTCCTGTCCATTCAATTATGTCGTTTGCGCCTGCAACAAAGTCTGTATTGTCAGCATTTTTCCAAGCATCAGGTCCATCGTATACAAAGTTGTAAGGTGTTTCTCTTACGTTACCACCAACGTTTTCACTTGGGTTTATGTCTTGTAAAATTAGTAGACGCAAACCTGCAACTTTATCATCAGTTGGATTATACTTTGTAGGATCTACAATTTTGTCAAAACTTGTCCAACTGTTTTGTGCTCTAGCAGGGCCTTCTAAAACGTCCCCTGTAGGCAATGTATCTTCATCCCAATTGATACTGATTTTTGTTTCGTCTAAAGGATTTATTGTAAATGTTCCAACAATAAATCCAGTTTCAGTTCTAAGTCTTACTTCGCTTACATCACTTTTGTACGTGCCAGGATATGCATCTACAACTTTGCGCCAGTTGATTGTTCCTACTTCAGTACCGTTAACTAGTTGTCCTGATGTACCTAATACATAAAGTCCAAAATTTCTAAATGATGTTGCAATTGTTGCTCTATTGCCCAAGTTTGTATCAATCCTTGTAACTGTTGTGCGATCATCGTCATCATCTGCAACTTGTTCGATTGGTGGTAACTCTTCAGTATAGGCACTGATTTCTGGCATACTTTGACCTAAGTCAATTGTGCCTTTTTCTTCGTCCCACATGTTAGCAATAATGTTTGTAATTACACCTAGTTTTTTAACTTTTGCAGGTGGCGAGATAAAGATAGGTGTTTCAAAACTCATTGTACCTATATCAATTTCTGTGTCAACGCCTACTGGAATTGTTCTGTTACTCCATCTAATATCAGTGAGATGTAGCACTGTTAGACTTGTCCAATCAACATAGTTGTCTGTTGTTTGAAGTTCTAAACTTGGTCTAAATAAGACCAATATTTGTTCTAGTATTTGTAATTTTTGCTCTGTATTACTTGCCCATACATCTACATTGAAACTTAAATTGAAAGGTGCAGGATATAATCTTTCAACTGTATAGTTCTTTCCTTGTGTGTTGAGATACTCGTTATTATCTTCATCAAAGGCACGTTCTCTAATGTTAACTTTGTCTATATAACTAGCATCACTTGTTCTACTTCTATCAATTTCAAGGTTCGTTACATACACAGCCATACGTGGTACAGTTGGCAATTTGTTTTCACTATTATCACGCATTATACTAGAAACTTGGCGTGTAAGGTCGCCGTATGTTACAGGCACACTTTTTAAATCACCATCTCCGTCTTGTACACTAAATCCGCTCATTAGTCGTATAACTTGTGTAAGATACTTGCGTATTTGACCATCATAGAAAAACTGCATTAATCATCTGCCTTGGGTTTAAGTGCTTTTGACAAACTTTGACGTTCTGCAACTGATTCGCCGCCAATTGAGTTTGTGTTTGTGTTGTTTATAAATGTTGCAACCTGTGTACGTTTTGTATCTGTGTTAGACATCTCTGTTCTTACACCGTCTTGCACTTTTGCCCACTTTTTACCGTCGTATCTAAATAGTCTATTTGGTAAAAAGTCAGTGCGTAAAAAATAATCGCCTGGTGCATTATCTACAGGAAACGATATACCACTTCCAAAAACTTCACCGTTGATACTGCCAACACCTAACAAATAACCTTTGTATCCTTGACGCTCTGGTGTTTGGTATATTCTATCACCTAGTACACCACTTGTAGCATCAATATCGTCCATGTCTGTTGTAAGAATTTCTACATCACCATTTTCGTCAACTTGTAAAGTATAGAAGTGACTTACATCATAACCACTCAATGGTGCATCCTCATCTGCTTGTGCTACAACAGCATTATTAACTTGCATTTCTTTTTCAAATGTGCTAAGAATATCACGTAGTGAATTACCATCTTCGTCTTCAGCAGGCAAGTCTAATATTTCTTTGTATTCTTGACTATCAACAATTTGTTTTAATTTTACTCTGTACAAATGCGGATACCAAGTTTGACTAAACCCTTCTGCTGCTCTAGTTACATCTTCAACTACATAAAATCTTTTCAATGCCACACTATAATCATTTAGTGCATATTCGTCTTCCAAGTGCGGAAATTCGACAACATCCCCTGATATAATTTTTCTACCAAGAGTTTTTACGCTGCTATTGATATGTATTGTCATAAAAATTGTATCGTTGCTGAGAAATAATCCAAATTGACTTAAATTAAAATCTGTATCGCTTACATTGTATACACCACGCATTGTGTAAACATCTTCATCATATTTTCTATCACGATTTTCTAAAAACAACATATCTTGAATATTTGTTTCTTTTACAGCATCGTATTGTGGTTCTGCTGCACTCGATTCTGATTCGCTTGGATTTCTTGGACCAAGGTATTTGTGAATATTAATATCAGTGCCGCCAACAAGAAATTGTTCATAGACAACTTTATCTAGAAATTCATAATCTCTTGTTTTGTTTGGACGGTATAAACTTAAACGTGGCATACAGTATTTATGCCATAAATACATACGGAGAACACTATGGCAGACGACAACTTAGTAACAAAAAAACAAGACATATTTGATTACGTACATGCGTTTTTAGGCGGAGGCATGGTTGATGTAGAATTAGATCCTGCACATTATGAAGCAGCACTACAAAAAGCATTGAACCAATATCGTATGCGCAGTGATCATAGCGTTGAAGAAGCATACGTAAGTCTAACACTACTTGAAGACCAAAACGGTTACACGCTACCTCATGAAATTATGGAAGTGCAAAAAGTATATAGACGAAGTGTAGGATCACGTAGCGGCGGTGGTGATGGTGGTACATTGTACGAACCATTCAACTTGGCATATACAAATGCTTATTTGCTTGCAGGCTCAGGTATGGGTGGATTAGCTACTTATGAATTGTTTGCACAACAACAAGAACTAGTCGGGCGTATGTTTGGCTCGTTTATTGAATTTACATGGAATAGCACAACCAAAAAACTGACAATACTACAAAGACCACGTGCAGGCGAAGGCGAAGATGTATTGTTGGAAGTGTATATGTATCGTCCTGATGCACAATTGCTAGATGACTACATGGCAAAACAATGGATAAAAGATTATACATTAGCCGCTTGCAAATACATGCTAGGTGAAGCTAGAGAAAAGTTTTCAACTATTGCAGGTCCACAAGGTGGTACAGCACTTAATGGTGCAAGTCTAAAAGCCGAAGCACAAACTGAAATGGAAAAACTAACAGCAGAAGTAAGTCTAGCAGTTCCAGGTGGCACTGGTTATGCATTTACTATTGGTTAAAGATCATTATCGTGCACATACAATTGCATTAGAGCATAATGTAACACTTTCATTAGATCCTTACGTGCATCATCTGAACTGCCTTTTTTGCCATAACGTTGTGCATACTTGAGAACATTACCGATCATAAAACCAGTACCGTGTCCGCCATCAACAATAAATTCTGTTGCTTGAAATTTATCTTTTGCATAATGTTGACCGTAAGTTGAATCAATATATTTTGCAAATTCTGTAATATATTTGTCTTCGTCAAACTTGTAATTGATACTCATAATGCCTCCTTATTTTTCTTATACTACATGAAAATAAACTGATTGTCAAGTATAAACTACGTACTTAACCCCCAAAATACGTGTTTTTACCCATGATCTGCTAAATATAACTATAAACGAGATCCTTAGGAGAAATAAACATGGCTTTAGTATCACCAGGTGTAAGCGTAAGCGTTATTGACGAGAGTTTTTATACTCCGGCAGAACCAGGCACAACACCAGTAATTTTTGTGGCAACACAGGAAAACAAAACTAATCCAGGCGGCACAGGAATTGCACCTGGTACACAAAAGGCGAATGCGGGCAAAGTATATCTAGTTAGTTCACAACGTGAACTTGCAGAAACATTTGGCGATCCGTTATTCTACACAGATAATAACAACAACCCAATTCATGGCAGCGAACAAAACGAATACGGTTTACAAGCAGCATACAGTTTCTTGGGTGTAGCAAACAGAGCGTATGTCGTACGTGCAGATTTAGACCTTAATGCAATTACAGGTTCTACAACAGAAACAGCAGGTAAGGCAAAAGACGGAGCATATTGGTTTGACACAGACGATTCTATGTATGGTGTTTTCCAATGGAACGGCGAAGCAGCTACAACAACAAATGGTCAAACATTTGCAAACAAAGTTCCAACTGTAATTACAGACAGCACTCAAACAAGCGGTAGTGCTCCATATACACCAAAAACAAGTGTTGGTGCAATCGGCGATTATGCATTGGTAGCAGTATCAAACGTCAATCGTTTATGGTACAAAAACACCAGCGGTGATTGGGTAGAAGTTGGTAGTGCAAACTGGAAGAAATCATGGCCTTGGGCAGTTGGTGGTGCAAACCCAACACCAGCAGCAACAGGAAACTTAGGTTTCAACCTAGATGGTAGCACAGTATTACAAGTAACAACAACTGGCACAGATCTAGCAACTATTGTTGCAGACATTAACGGCGATGCAGCATTAGCAGCAGCTGGTATCACAGCAAAAGCAGTAAACAGCAGATTGAATCTATATTATGACGGATCTCAAGGTGATTCTATTGCAGTTACTGGTACAGCAGCATTGCTAACAGCACTTGGTTTAGAAGCAAAAACTTATTACAATACAGAATTAGAAATTGCTCCGCATACAAGTGTACCAGAATTTAAATCACGTGATGCAAATCCACGTCCAACAGGTTCTCTTTGGATCAAGACTACAGAACCAAATCTTGGTGCAAAATGGAATGTCAAACAATATGATGCTGACACAGATGTATGGAGTGCAGTTGAAGCAAAAATCCATGCAGGTAATGCAGAAGCAATTTACGACCAAGACAGAACAGGCGGCGGTGCAAACATTCCAGTAGGTACTGTATATGTAAGAAGCAACTTGAGCGAAGACGACGAAAAGTTAGCAACATTCCAACTGACGAGACGTTTGGTAAAAGGTGCAGTTACCGCAACTAGTGCAGCAGTTGCATCAGGAACATTCACAACTGGTACAAACACATTTACATTCAAAGAAACTGTTAAAAACAGTGCAGCTTACAGCACAGCATTCTCAGTGTCATTTACAGCAGCAGGTACAACAGCTGATGCTGCAACACTAGCAGGTGCAATCAACGGTGTAGGTGCAACTAATGTAACAGCAAGTGTAAACAGCAAAAACCAAGTTGTAATTCGTCACGCACTAGGCGGTGAAATTCGTATTACAGACGGAACTAACGCTCCAATTGGTGCTATTTACAGTGTATTTGATGCAGACGATAACACATCAACTGCAAACTTCTACTATGTACCAGGCACAGATGGTGATACAGATCCAGAAGAGTATAACATCTCAGGTTGGAATGTATTGACATACACAGCAAGCAACACTGAACCAACAACTACACCAGCAGATGGTGCATTGTGGTACAGCAGCACAATTGACGAAATTGACATTATGATTCACAATGGTACAACATGGGTTGGTTATCATAACTATGATCATACTGGCAACAGTTTAGTAGGTGTAAACAGCACAAACAACGCTGAAGGACCAATTGTAGCAGCAAGCGAACCTGAAAAGCAATCAGATGGTGTAAGTGCACTAGTTGAAGGCGACCTTTGGGTAAGCACAGCAGATCTAAACAAATTCCCACAAATTTATCGTTGGGATGATGCAAACAGCAAATGGGTATTGCTAGACAGCACAGATCAAACAACTGAAAACGGTGTTCTATTCGCTGACGCACGTTACAACACAACAGGTGCAAATTCTGATAAAGCAGGTGATATTGATGATCTACTAATTGTTGATTATCTAGATCCAGATGCTCCAGATCCAGCATTATATCCAAAAGGCATGTTGTTGTACAACACACGCAGAAGCGGATTCAATGTAAAACGTTTTGAGCGTAATTACATTGATGTAGATGGTGAAAATGCTCGTCAAAGTGACGAAAGCATGGCAGCTTATCATCCGCATCGTTGGGTAACTGAATCAGCAAACAATGCAGATGGTTCAGGCAGCTTTGGTTCAAGTGCACAACGTAAAGTTGTTGTACAAGCACTACAAGCAGCAGTCAACAACAACGAAGATGTGCGTGATGATGAAACACGTATCTTTAACTTGATTGCAGCACCTGGTTATCCAGAACTAATTGGTGAAATGATTAGCCTAAACTATGACAGAGGTTTAACAGCATTTGTTGTAGGCGACTCACCAATGACACTTGCTCCAACAACAACAGCAATTAGTGACTGGGCTTCAAATGTTAACAAAGCAGTTGAAGACAACGACATTGGACTTGTAAGTAGAGATGAATACTTAGGTGTATATTATCCAGCAGGCTTTACAAGTGATAATGCAGGAAACAACATTGTTGTACCTCCAAGTCATATGGCGCTACGCACAATTGCACTAAGTGACCAAGTTAGCTATCCATGGTTTGCACCAGCAGGTACAAGACGTGGTGGTGTCACTAACGCAACAGCAACAGGGTATATTGATGGTGAAGGCGAATTTGTAAGTGCAGCGTTGAACGAAGGTCAGCGTGATACACTATATGCAAACAATGTCAACCCAATTACATTCCTAAATGGCGCAGGATTAGTTGTATTTGGACAGAAAACTCGTGCAAGAAGTGCAAGTGCTCTAGACAGAATCAATGTAGCAAGACTTACTGTATATCTACGTAGTCAACTTAAGAAACTGGCAAAACCATATATCTTTGAACCAAACGATAAAATCACACGTGATGAAATCAAACAACAGGTTGAAAGTTTGCTAGTCGAACTAATTGGCTTGAGAGCAATCTATGACTACTTGGTTGTATGCGACGAAACAAACAACACACCAAATAGAATTGATAGAAACGAACTATACGTAGATATCGCAATTGAACCTGTAAAAGCAGTAGAATTTATTTACATTCCACTACGCTTGAAAAACACAGGAGAGATCGCAGGCTTATAAATCATAAACTGGGGGGTTTATTAAATACCCCCCAACTATGATAAATACTTGTGAATAGGAGTAATACATGGCAATCTCATCATTATCAAAACTAACAGTTCCATTAGCAACAAATGACAGCGCAAGCAGTCAAGGTTTGTTAATGCCAAAACTGCAATATCGTTTTCGTGTAACACTTGAAAATTTTGGTGTATCAACACCAACAACTGAATTAACAAAACAAGTTATGGATGTCACTCGTCCAACTATTACATTTGAAAACATGGAAATTCCAGTGTACAACAGTAAAATTAATCTTGCTGGTAAACACACATGGAGCCCACTATCACTGAACTTACGTGAAGATGTAAACAACAATGTGCAAAAACTTGTTGGTGAACAACTACAGAAACAGTTTGACTTTATGGAACAAGCCAGTGCAGCATCAGGAACAGACTACAAGTTCTTGACACGTATTGAAATCTTAGACGGTGGCAACGGTGACTTGACACCAACAGTGCTTGAAACTTGGGAGTGCTACGGTTGCTATGTAAACGAAGCAAACTACAACACTCTAAACTATGCTACAAATGAACCAGTAACAGTTAGCCTAAGCATTACATATGACAATGCAGTACAAACACCAGAAAACACAGGCGTTGGTACAGAAGTTGGCAGAACGCTAGGAACAGCAGCAACTGGCGCAGGCTAATAGCTTTTGAGATTGCTAGATATTTAAGGAGCATCTTTTGGTGCTCCTTTTTTATTATATACGCAGTTTAAAAAAAGGATAAATATTAGTATGGCAAATCCGTTTAATGGCTTATTTGATAATTTACTGAATGGCGCACTAAGTCCAAAAGGAAACTTAGGCGACTACCAACACGCATCTAAAGTTTTTGTAGAAGGCAATATGCGCCTTGCTCCAAAGCTAAAACACCTATATCATGTTGTATTGAATATCAATCCTAACATAACATTAAATGGATCAAATGGTTGGACAAATACTACAAAACGTGAAATTAATTTGCTTTGTAAGAGTGTTGATTTACCTAGTTTTAGTATGCAAACAGAAACACTAAATCAATATAATAGAAAAAAAGTTATTCAAACAAGTGTACAATATGATCCAATCAATATGGTATGGCATGATGACAATGCTGGTTTGACTAACTTTTTATGGAAGAATTATTTCAATTATTATTTCAGTGATGCTAACCATGTGCAGCAAAACCAAGGTGCACCTGCAATTACTGATCCTGCGTATTTAAGAACAAGCGGACTTAACAGTGCATACGATAACGGTGCTGTAACAGTGAATAGATTTGGTTTAGATAGACCTGGTAAATTAGATAATTTCTTTACAAGTATTCAAGTATTCCAATTACATCCGCAAAACGGTAGGCCAACTAATACAAGTTTCACATTCATAAATCCTTTGATTGACACATGGGACCACGACGAAGCAAATAGCGATGGTAGTGAATTTGCCATCAATAGAATGCGATTTAGCTACGAAGCAGTAATGACAGATCGTGATTATACAGAGACAGGTGTAGTACCTGCAGGCTTTGGTGATTTTAGATACGATCAACAACCAAGTCCACTTGAAACTGTTGGCGGTGCAAGTTTGTTTGGTACAGGTGGAGTTCTTGCTGGAGCAGCAACTACATTGAGTAATATTCAAGATAATAATCTTTTAGGCGCAGTTCTCAGTGGTATTAATACTTTTAGAAGAGCTGACAGATTAACAGCTGATAGCATTGTGCAAGAAGTAATTGGCATTGGCGAAGATGTTGTTGTAAATAAAATCAACAATGTATCGTTTCCTAGTTCTAAAGCACAAAACGAAACTGAAGCAACACAAAGGTTATTGTAATGAGCACTAGTACATACATAGATTACTCAACATCAAATGATCAAATAGTTCAAACAAAACAATATTTTGATAACTATCAAAAAACACTTGTTAGCTATCCTAGCAATCAAGTAGATGCTGTAATTGGCTTTTTCACAGGTAGAGGTTTTGAATTATCCAGTGCTCAAAGTGTTGCTGGTGTTTTATTGCAACAAGCAAAAGTTGATCAAGTTAATGTAATGGAATTAATTGACAAAATTAAAAACTTTGACAAAGTAAGACTTAACGACTTAGTAGCAGCAATATTGAATGCAAATAGAGACAGAAGAACTATTGTTGGATTTAAAGACAACAGTGTGAATGAGAAAAACATTTACCGCAGAAATATAATTTATTGATATGGCAAAATATGCACAGGGAAAATACAATCTCAAAAACCCAGACAAATATGTAGGTGGACGTACTCCAACTTATCGTAGTAGTTGGGAATTTGCCTTCATGCGTTTTTGCGACGAACATCCTAGTGTTAGCAAATGGGCAAGTGAAGCAATAAAAATTCCTTACAGAAATCCATTCACAGGAAAACATACAATTTATGTTCCTGACTTTTTTATAGCTTATACAGATGCAAATGGCAAGTCACATGTTGAACTTATTGAAGTAAAACCTAGCAGTCAAATGAGTTTTGAAAATGCAGGTCGTAATCAACGCAATCAAGCACATGTAGTTTTGAATAAAGCAAAATGGGAAGCAGCAAATGCTTATTGTAGACAAAACAATATCAAGTTTAGAATTGTTAGCGAAAAAGATATATTCCACCAGGGACGTAGAGGCTAAATAATAGTAGCATATAACGGATACTATTATGACTAAAAAATTAGAAGACTTGTTAAACTTGCCAGAGGCACAGGATATGATTGCAGAAGAAGAAACTAAACCTGTACCTGCCGAACAGCAAGATACATTTAGAGATATTGAAGAATTAGATAAAATCAATGCAGCTTTACCACAGGTAAAAGGCTTAGGCGAAATGGCTGACAAAGAACTAAACGAAGTTGCTGACAAAGCCATGCAAGCATATGACGACTTGATGGACTTGGGTATGAATGTAGAAAGTCGTTACAGTGGTAGAGTATTTGAAGTAGCAGGTAATATGTTGAAAACAAATCTTGATGCAAAAATTGCAAAATTTGACAAAAAATTAAAGATGGTTGAATTGCAATTGAAGAAACAAAAAATGGATCAAGATAACTTTGGTGATAATGGTGGATTTACTGAAGGCGAAGGTTATGTTGTAACTGATAGAAACAGTCTGTTAGAAAAGCTCAAAGGCTTAGATAAAGATAAATAACATATAATAGGATCCTTACAATGAACAGTATTAAAGATATTTTAACAGAATCACACAGAACGTATCCATGGAAGATTGGTATTGCAGGTGCATTGCCAGAAGGATGCGAAGATAAACTTCGTAGATGCATGGACAAGTGGACAGTTGCTGAATGGAAAAAAGGTAGCAAAACACCTATCCAAGAACGCCCATTAGATTTTCCACAACTAGAAAATATTGATGTGCAATACTGGGATGCAGAAGTGCGCTATCCTACAACAAGAGATATTGTACAAGAATATATTGCACAGTGTTGCGATGTGCCAGCAAGTCACATTATTGTAAGACATCCTGAAGAACCTCAAGAGCAATATCAAGAAGCTAAAGAGGATAAAGAATACGAAACACTTCTAACACAAGAAGATATGGGCGGTGAAAGTGCTCAAAAAGATGCTGGACCACAGCGCATTATGGAATTGCTGAAAGAACTTGAAACAGCACGTAAAGAACGTGATGACAAAGATAGCGGTTACAAAATGGAACTTGTAAAAGAAGAACCACAAAACAATCAAGCTATTGTAGGAGATGAATCATGAGCAATAACATGCTAGATATTTTGAAGAACTTTGATCGTGCTTCAAACCCTGTGTCAGAATGTGGCATGGATGGAGGTGTATCATTACAAGCAAGTGATGCAGCACAAATGGCAGAAATTCTAAAAGCAATTGCAGGCGTAGAAGCAGGTGATAAACCTGCTATGCCTCCTATGGACAAACCAATGGACATGCCAATAGATATGCCAATCAAAATGAAAATGCCAGCACCAGAAGAATCAGAAGAAATGGAAGCGTATGGCGATGACATGAACAATGAGCCAGAAGAAGAATACATGGACATGGACGATGTTATCACTAGTGGCGACGACTTGCACCGCAAAAAAGATAAAAAAGCAATTAGGACAGCACAACCGGCTTTAGAGTCAATCAAGGATCGTTTGTGGGCAGCACTAAATGAGAAAAAAGATTGTTGTAATGAGTGCGGTAATCCAAGCTGGAGAACACTACCTGAAGAAAAGCAAAAAGGTGTAGATGGCAAAGTATGCTGGAAAGGCTACAAGCGCATGGGCACTAAGAAAAAAGGTGGCAAGACAGTAGATAACTGTGTAAAGATGTAATTCCCCCCAGGACCAACTCAGTAGCGCCTTCGGGCGCTATTTTTTTGACTAAATATTTTTATGAGTAAGTCATTAGACGGCGTATTAGTAAAAAAAGCCAACAAGCAAGAAACATTTACAAATGAACAAGTAGAACACTTGTTGAAGTGTATGGATCCTGAAACAGGATACCTTTATTTTGCAGAAAACTTTGCACATATTCAGCATCCAGTAAAAGGCAAGTTGTTGTTTGAACCTTTTGATTATCAACTTGGTCTTATGGACAGTTATCACAGGTTTAGATTTAACATTAACATGATGCCTAGACAAACAGGCAAAACCACTTGTGCAAGTATCTACCTTGCTTGGTATGCGATGTTTACCGCAGATCAAACTGTCCTTATTGCTGCACACAAATACACAGGTGCGCAAGAGATTATGCAGCGTATTAGATACGTTTACGAAACTTGCCCAGACTTTATACGTGCAGGTGTTACCAGTTACAACAAGGGCAGTATTGAATTTGAAAATGGTAGTAGAATTATAAGCCAAACAACGACAGGTAACACAGGACGTGGTTTGTCTATCTCATTGCTATACTGTGACGAGTTTGCATTTGTGCAACCTAATATTGCCGAAGAGTTTTGGACATCAATTTCACCTACACTGGCAACAGGTGGTCGTGCTATTCTTACAAGCACACCAAACAGTGACGAAGATACCTTTGCTACTATTTGGAAACAAGCTGAAGACAAGTTTGATGAATATGGAAACGAAAACGATGTTGGTGTAAACGGCTTCCATGCTTTCCGTGCAGATTGGTGGGAACATCCTGACAGAGACGAACAATGGAAAAAAGAAGAAATTGGTCGTATTGGTGAAGAAAAATTCCGTCGAGAATATGGCTGCGAATTTTTGGTATTTGACGAAACACTTATTAACAGTTTGAAACTTGCAGTTATGGAAGGGGTCAGTCCTGTACTGAACATGGGGCAGACACGGTTTTACGAAAAGATTGATCCTAAGAAAAACTATGCAGTTGCATTAGATCCTAGTATGGGCACTGGCGGCGATTATGCAGCAATACAAGTTATTGAATTGCCCACATATACACAGGTTGCAGAGTGGCAACACAATACAACTGCAATACCTGGACAAATACGTGTGCTAAATGATATACTAAAGTATATTGCTGAACAACGTGGCAGTGACAACGGTATATATTGGAGTGTTGAAAACAACGGATTAGGCGAAGCAGCACTGATTGTTATCAACGACTATGGCGAAGAAAACATGCCAGGACTGTTTATAAGCGAACCTATACGTAAAGGACATGTACGCAAATTCCGAAAAGGATTTAATACGACACACAGCAGCAAAGTTAGTGCTTGTGCAAGATTAAAAGTGATGGTTGAAAACGAACAACTCACAATCAAAAGCAAACCGTTGATAAGCGAACTCAAAGGATATGTAGCTACAGGTGCAAGTTATCAAGCAAAGCCAGGTGCAACCGACGATTTAGTAAGTGCGCTAATACTTGCACTACGTATGATTGCAGTAATGAAAGATTGGGATCCTGCAATTTACAATACCTTTGTACAAATTGAAAACGAAATGGAAGACTACGAAGCGCCTATGCCTATTTTTATAAGCAGTAACTTTTAGATAAATAATAATATGAAGAAGCTAGATCAAATATCAATAGATCTTTTTAATAAGATTAGAGGACGTTTTCAAGATGTAACAATCGGTGATGAAAACGGACAAGTTACAAATGTGCCCGAAGATGCACGTTTCTTTGACTTTGCATACGTTGCAGAAGGTACTGACTTGGGTAAAGTAAGTGTAGCACTAGATGCAGAAAAAGGAATTAGTGTGATTGTTGGTAGAGATTTAGTGCATGGACAAGTTGAAAGTATTCAAGATGGCTGGTACAACTTCTTAAAAGAACTTAGAGTGTTTGCCAAGAAAAGACTATTAAACTTTGAAGTTAGAGATATTAACAAAAGCAACTTAAACAAAAGAGATTACCAATTTTTAGCTCAGAACCGCAACGGAGAAAATACAATGGCCGAATCAAAAATGTACGGAAGCGATCGTACAAGTTTCCAAAAAGTAGGCAAAGCAAAAATCGCAATTAAACACAGTGCGCCTATCAATGTAGAAAGTGCAAGCAGTCGCACTAGCAAAATTGCAAAGATTTTTATTGAAACACCTGAAGGTGAAAAGTTTAAATTTCCTTACAAGCATCTAGCAGGTGCAAGAGCAATGGCATTGCATGTAAGCGAAGGCGGACATGCATTTGATGACTTTGGCAAGTATATCACAAGCCTAAGTGAAGAAATGCATAAAATTCGCAAGTTGAATACTTACATGGGTCGCAGCACTGTAATGGCAGAAACACTGGATCAATACAGTGACATTCTAAAAACAAGAGTTAGCGAAGTACGTAAAGAAATTTCAAACTTGCAAAAACCTGCATATTACAAAGAAGCAGTTGAAAACTTTGTTGCAAGTGAAGCAGTTGAAGTTCCAGATGAAGTTGCGGAAAACTGGATTGATCAACTGACTATCAAGCAGTTCAACGAAGAGCTAAAAGATGTGTTTCCGTATGTGTATAAACTAATTGGCGAAGGCACAAAAGCAGACGAAATAACACCAGATGATTTATTAGACGAATCAGGCTTACAATATTATACAGGTGTAAAAAAGCACGGTAAAGAATACATGAAAAAGGCTGCCCAAGCAGGTCGTGAAGGCGCAAGTCAAGAAGAACTAGGACGTTTAAAAGACAAGTACAGCAAGGCTGAAAAGAAAAAAGAATCAGTAGAAGAAGAATTTGAAGAAGCAATGGATACACTAATGGGTCAGTTTGCTGAAGCACCAGAAAGCGAAGCAGGCGCAGAAGTATTCCACGATGGTACAACTATCTATCCTAAAGTAGGCGACAAAGTTGAAGTGTTCTATACTTCAACAGATGAAAAGCCAGACAACGCAGTAGGCATTATTGTAGGCCAAGGAGAAGGCAGACAACAGTGGAAGGTGAAATTCAAAGACAACGAAACAGGCCAAGTTGTAACTAATACATATAGTTCGCACGATGAATTTTATATTTTAGACGATGACAGAGACAACCCAGATCGTATTAAAGATAGAGAGCAAGGCGAACTGCCTATGCCAGGTGGTCAAACAAATCGTCGTAACGTAAAAGATCCAGCAGGGCAAGAAGAAGGCAATGCATATGCACACAAAGTACGCCAGGCTAAAATGAATGGCAAGAAAAAAGGCGACGAAATTGACGGGCCAGACGGCGAAAAAATAACACTAGAAAAACAAAAAACACCAATTGGGGAATTCATTCTATCTTACTTTGATAGAGAAAACGGTACTTTCCCAAAAGGCGAAACAGCAGTTCTTACCATGGTAGAAAAAGATTACGGTGAGCAATATGTAAAACCGGCTGCACAGTTTATGCAACAAGCAGAGGCAATGTGTAAGAGACGCAAAAAAGTAAAAGCAATGGATAGCAGATATCCAATGACTGACAGAATCAAAGAGTTAGCCGGTTTAAACTAATCGGCTAACATATTGAAAAAACTTGACAATTAATACTTGACAAGATAAATAACTTTGTGTAGTATAAAAACTGTGCTACACATTATTAGGCACAAGCACATAGGCAAAATACAAGGAGGCATAACTATGGCATCATTAGCAGAGATTCGAGCAAAGCTCGCAGAACAAGAAAATCGCTCAAGCGGCAATAACAGCGGCGGTGGCGATAACGCAATTTACCCATTTTGGAATATGAAAGAAGGCGAGCAGGCAACACTGCGTTTCCTTCCTGACGGCAACGCTGACAATACGTTCTTTTGGAATGAACGTCTTATGATTAAACTTCCGTTTAGTGGAGTTAAAGGTGACACAAGTTCACGTCCAGTTGTTGTAAATGTTCCGTGTATGGAAATGTACAACGAAGCATGTCCTATCTTACAAGAAGTACGTGGTTGGTTTAAAGATCCAAGTCTAGAAGACATGGGTCGTAAATATTGGAAGAAACGTTCTTATATCTTCCAAGGCTTTGTAGTTGATGATCCTTTGAAAGAAGATTCACAACCTGAGAATCCAATTCGTCGATTCATTATTGGTCCACAAATCTTCCAACTAATTAAAGCAGCACTAATGGATCCAGACATGGAAGAACTGCCAACAGATTACACTGCTGGTGTTGATTTCCGTTTGTCAAAAGGTACAAAAGGTGGATATGCAGACTACGGCGCAAGTAATTGGGCACGTCGTGAACGTCCACTAGGTGATGCAGAAATGGCAGCAATCAATACACACGGGTTGTTTAATCTGTCAGATTTCCTTCCTAAGAAACCAGACGAAACAGCAGTCAAAGTTCTTAGTGAAATGTTTGAAGCATCAGTTGACGGTGAAGCATATGATGCAGATCGTTGGAGCCAATATTTCCGCCCTGCGGGAATGGCAGCACGTACAGGTGATCCTGTTGCAACGCCAACACCTGCTCCGACACCACAACCGACTCCTGCTCCTGTACAAGAAAGTGTAGTACAAGACACAGGCTGGCAAGATCCTGCTCCAGCAGCAGAACCTACACCAGCACCTGCTCCAGCAGCAGCACCTGCAGAAGAAAACGCAGGCGGTGCACAAGACATTCTTGCAATGATTCGTGCACGTCAACAATAATAGAAAGGGCTTCGGCCCTTTCACTTTGCTTTTTATAGGAGGACAGTATGGCTACAAAAGCATTCGATCCTAGTAAGTTTCGAAACAGTTTAACTAAATCTATTTCAGGTATGAGTGCAGGCTTTAATGATCCGCAAGATTGGATCAGTACAGGCAACTTTGCACTAAATTACCTACTTAGTGGCGACTTCCGTAAAGGTATTCCACTAGGCAAAGTAAGTGTGTTTGCAGGCGAATCTGGTGCAGGCAAGTCTTACATTGTGTCTGGCAACATTGTAAAGTCAGCACAAGAACAAGGTATTTTTGTTGTATTAATTGACAGTGAAAATGCACTTGATGAAAAATGGTTACAAGCACTTGGTGTTGAAACCACAGACGATAAAATTCTTAAACTTAATATGGCAATGATTGACGATGTTGCTAAAACTATTAGTACGTTTATGGATGATTATCGTGCAATGGACGAAGCAGATCGTCCTAAAGTGTTGTTTGTTGTAGACTCATTGGGTATGCTAATGTCACCAACTGAAGTTAATCAGTTTGAAGCTGGTGATATGAAAGGTGATATGGGTCGTAAAGCAAAAGCACTAAAAGCATTGGTTACTAACTGTGTGAACATGTTTGGTTCTTACAATGTAGGCATGTGTGTTACTAACCACACATATGCATCGCAAGATATGTTTGATCCAGATGATAAGATTTCAGGCGGTAGCGGTTTTATCTATGCAAGCTCAATGGTAGTTGCTATGAAAAAACTAAAACTAAAAGAAGATGCAGATGGTAATAAAACCAGCACAGTAAATGGTATTCGTGCAGCGTGTAAAGTTATGAAAACACGTTACGCAAAACCGTTTGAAGGTGTACAAGTTAAGATTCCGTATGAAACAGGTATGGACCCTTATTCGGGTATGTTTGATTTGCTAGAAGCAAAAGGACTGCTTGAAAAACAAGGTAACCGTTACAAATATATTGATAGTAATGGTGAGGAAACACTAGAATATCGTAAGAACTGGACAGGTGATAAACTCGAAATGATCATGGCCGATTTACCGGCAAAAGAAGAACAAATGGTAAATATCGCTAACGCTGACGAAGAAGCAGTGATTGATCATGACGAGGAGCCTATGTTAGATGAATGACGAACAGATTGTCGATATTTGGAACCTGTTTAAAAACTATATAGATAAAAAACAAGTAGAAGTAATTGCAGAAAAATTTGTTGATATGCTTGCTGATTATGGAGTAGATGATATTACTATGAAAGAATTGTTAGGTAACGACAAAGATCTTGATACAGCAATTACTTACTACTTGGACTTGGATAACGTTGACTACGAAGACGACGACTGGGAATAAAAAATGTGGTATAGCCGTGTAAGCCGTAATATAGGTGAGATTCCTAATGCTATTGCTTATTTTGAAAAAGAATTATTAGAAGCAAAAGAAGAGTGTAAACTCAAAGGAAACATTGAAAAAGCAGCCGCGGCTATGCCTGGTATTGTTGAACATAGATTCAATCAATTACAAGAAATAGAAGCAATACTAGAATACTTGAATATCGAACTGCGTAAATTACGCAGTTCATTTTTTAAGAAATATTTAGAAAATTATCAACGTGCATTATCAAGCCGAGATGTAGAAAAATACGTCGACGGCGAAAATGACGTTTGTGATTACGAAAAAATTATCAACGAATTTGCACTGATGCGTAATAAATGGTTAGGTGTTCTTAAATCACTTGATCAAAAACAATGGCAGATAACTAATATTGTAAAGTTGAGAGTTGCTGGAATGGAAGATGCTTCTCTTTAGGAGATAATTTGAAAGTTGATATTGTTACAAGTGTAAACAACAAGTACTGGACTGAAGGTTCAAAAATCAATGTTGCATCGTGGGATGCAAACTTACCTAAATGGGCAAAAATACATGTGTATCATGAAGATCCTTTTATTGATAAAAAAGGATTTTCTGATAGAGTAATCTTTCACGATTTATATAAATCTGCAACTGATCTTTTACCTTTTATTGAAAAACATAAAGACGATCCACATTACAACGGTACTAAGGATGTAACAGTTACAAGAGCATTCAAATGGAATGCAATTAAATTTGCGCACAAAACATATGCAATTTTTCATAGATATGATGTAACAGATGCTGAATACGTAATTTGGATTGATGCAGATATGCTAATTCATAATTATGTGAATAGATCATTTCTAAAACGTATATGTAATCCTAATATTTCTGTTTCATACTTAGGACGTCCTAGTATGTACAGTGAATGTGGATTTGTAGTATATAATATTGCAAACGAAATTGGCAATCAATTTCTAAAAGAATTTAAAAGATATTATAACGAAGACGAATTAAAAACCATCGAAGAAACACACGATTCTTATGTGTTTGACGAAGTAAGAAAAACTTTTGATCAATCAAGTTTTTACAATATAAATGCAACTGCTGATGATAATAAACATCCTGTAATGAAAAGTATGCTGTATGATTATATGGTACATACAAAAGGAAAAGATAAATTACGACAGCAATTAAAATTTGCAAAAAGATTTAATATGAATGAAATTACAGGAGATCTTATAGAACTAATGAATGCACAAGTTGAAAGAACAGACTTACCAGAGCATCTTGGCGGACATGCTTACAAAACACACTTAGACGAAGGAGCCTTAGATTGGGCTATCAACTCTTTTGGTATTAAAAGTTATTTAGATATCGGTTGTGGACCGGGAGGAATGGTTGAACTCGCTGAAGAGAAAAACTTACGTGTTCTAGGAGTAGATGGCGATTATACACTAGATAGATATAATCCAAAACGTTTTTTAATTCATGATTATACTACAGGTCCTGCGCCTGTAACAGACAATTTTGATTTAGCATGGAGTGTTGAATTTTTAGAACACGTAGAAGAAAAGTACATGCCAAATTATATGAAAACATTTGCAAGAGCAAAATATGTAATTGTAACTTACGCTCCTCCAGGTTGGGAAGGGCATCATCACGTAAATTGTAAAGATGAAAATTACTGGATTAAACGTTTTGAAGAATACGGTTTTAAGTATGACGAATTCCAAACAAAAAAACTAAGAACAAAAAGCACTATGAATATTAGTAAAAAA